GCCCAATTCGGGTTATACGAGGACCAGCTATTCGCATTCGAGGAATCAGACACATGGGCGCCTACGATGTTGGCGCTTTGTCCGATAAAGACGAGAAGGTTTCCCGCCGTGACGGCAAGCGTTCCAATGCCCGCAGCACCCGTTGAGGTGATGGAGTTCGATCCCGAGACCACGGAATAGTCGAGCTGGTTGACGCCGTTGTAGGTCGCGCCGGCCGCCTTAAAGACCAAATAGCTCCAGGCGTTATGGACAGACCCAGAAGGGGTCGCGTTAAGTGAATTGGCGCCAGAGGATGCGAGAGTGTCCGAGAACACAAACCCGCCGCTCACCCCATCGAAGTAATCTTGCGTCCAGCCGTTATTTTGCGTGAATGTCGCGCCGCCCGAAGTCAAATCCGCGACGATGGCAAAATCGTTTGCTGCCGTTGTCGTCATGTTGACGACGAGCGCGCTTCCGCTAAAGGCTTGAGTACCTGAATTCGTCGTATCGACCGCAGTCACGCCCGTGACTTCATAGCAGCAACCAGCAATCGTGATATTGCCGGATGAAGTACTTGCCGCCGTGATGGTGATGACCTTGGCACCATTCGTGATATTCAAGCAGTGCGCGACCACCTGATTACCACCGGAGAAAGCATCGAGCCCCGGATTTTGATCGGTGGTGTAAGTGTTACCCTTGTCATCATTGATGGAGGTCAAGGAGGCCGTACCGGCCGAGGCTAGATAGAAAAACCCAAGTCCCACCGCATTGCCCGAGGTAACAGCGCTCGCAAGCGTCAAGGTCAACGTACTCGTTGTAACGCCGACCCCGGTCGAGGTATTAGTGATCTTCTGGACGGGATTGGTCATTAGTGATGCACCGCGCCCAAATCCCAAGTCGGCAACCAATTGACGCCTAGGGCATCGGTCTGATTCGGGACGCTCGTACCGCCTGAGTAATTCGCGGTGGGCTTGAAATCCGTCATCAGGTTAAAGCCGCCTGAGCCGTTCTTAAAGCCGGGGCTCGATGTGTTGCTCGCGTTCGCAGTGTTGTTCGTGACTGTGTTGCCAGTCCCGGTATTGGTCGTCGTGCTGTAGCCGCTTCCCGTCGCGACATACATCATGTTGTTTTGAATTATGCTGTTCTGTGCAGGAGTCCAACCACCGGTGGTATCGTTGGCGACGCAGGTATCGAGAGGGTGTCCGGTCGGGGCATAACAGGTGTTGTTGTAGTACTCCTGCCCGGTGGGCAAGAATCCAGGAACGCTCTCGGTTCCGGTCTGCGCACAATTCGTAGCAGAACCAGAATTATTGCAAGTGCCTGTCAGAGTGCAGGCTGCACGAGCTCCGGGCTGATACCCCAACTGTACATAGTTACTACCAGAGGTCGCCATGACCATGATGTTGTTGCGGACGGTTATATTTTGCCCGCTCGTGAATGAGCCTCTATTGCCGCCAGAACCCGTAGCAGTCAAGCTGATATTGCGTTCCATGATGATGTCGAGATGACGCTCATCTACCCCTGGATTCTGCGGGGCAACTTCCATCCCTTGAGCAACCGTACCGAAATTGTTATCGCTTAATTCCGCGTACTGGGTGGCTTGTCCCAACCAATTGCCACAACTCCCCACCGTGTTAGCTGAGCCGTATTTCAGATTAGAGGCGAGCGATATCGCATCATCGAGGTAATTATTGGTGATTGTGCAATAGCGACAGGTGCCGATTCTCACGCCTTCGATATTTCCACCCGTCCCACCGGTCCCCGTCACTTTGTTACCAATGAGAGCGAGATAATTGATATTGATGAAGTTGGGAGTTCCGCCACAGTTGTAGGCGCTCGAGAAGTTCACACAGTTGTTAGCCTCCGAGTTCAAGAACATGGCGATATTTCCGCCACCGAGCCTTTCGACATATGACCCGTTGATGATCCCGGTCTGGTTTGCTTGTCCAATCAATACCGTCGATGCGTGCCCATTGGTATTGATGTTGTTAAGCGTCATCTGCGATGAAGGTGTGGGGATTGACAGCACGTAGGTAAACTGCTGAATCGCGCCTCCCACATTGCCCTCGAAATCAATATCGGTGATGCGGATATTCGTGAGCACCGATGCGGTATTAATGGTGTAGGTACTGCCGCCAATTGTGTCCGAGAAAACCGGCCGGTTGGTCTTGGTCTCCGCACAGCTTCCCGATTGACCCAAGGGCGGGAATGCTCCAATCGTCCACCCCGATCCAGAGGGCGCCTCGCTATCGCCCGTGAAGGTCTCACCGCAGCGATACAAGAGGCGCTTATTGGTCAAGTTCCCGTTGACGGCGGCAATCGTCCCAACGGTCACATGATTCGCACCCGTGGGGCAGCCGGTGAAGGTGCCTGAGCTTGAGTAACAGGTGGTGTTAGCGGCGGTGAATCCATTCGCCCCGATGGGGTCGTAAGCCGTGATGGCTACTCCGCAGCTGGCGGTATTCGTGCCGTCGTTCGCCGTGACGACAGCCACCGTGCTCATATTCCCCGCGCCGTCCGCTACGTCATAAAGATGAGCTTGAACGATACCGGTACCGAGATTCTTGCTCTGATAGGCACTCCCAGAGCCATAGAGCCAATTGCCCTTCCCCGTCACTCCAGGATCGGAGAAGTTCCAAAGGTACTGAATGTCTTGCGTGACCGTCCCCGCCCCGCCCAATGGATTGGTATCGGTGGTCGTGGTGCAGTCGAAGTTAACGAGGAGCGGCGCGATACCCGTGGATCGGGGCGTCGAGCAATTGAGGTGAAGGCCGCCAGACACTACGGGGCAGAGCGTCACAGTCGCATGGGCGAAACCCGCAAAGAGCACCAACAGAATCGCGATTAGCTGACGGTACATGTGAAAATCTCATTGCCGAAATTGGACCCCGAATCGTTCACCGTGATATTCGGGCTGTAGTTGCCCGCTGTCGTGGGCGTGCCCGCAAAGAGCCCCGTCCCATCGCTTTGAACGGTCAAGGTGATACCGGGCGGTAAGTTGGTGCCGCTCCAGCTCGTATACGTCCCCGTCCCGCCAATCGCCGAGAGTGAGAACTGGACGGGTGTTCCGACACTCATGGCGGGCATCGCTTGGGGGAAGAGGATCGTTAAAGTGCCGGGGCTTGTCGGCGGCACGAAGGCTGCGATGTAATACACATTCATCGAATACGGGGTTTTCGCTCCATGACTTTGCATTGACCAGAGCGCATACATGTGCTGGGTGTTCAACCACGCCAAGGAGGTGGCATTACACTGTCCACCGAACCCCCCATTCGATGCGGCGAGAATGCTGTAACTACCAGTCATGAGGTTATCGACGTAAAAAGTCGATGTTCCATTCGGATTCCAACTCGCCCCGTATACATGCGGGATGGTCTGTACCGGATTCGTAAAATGCGGGATGGTGTAATTCGATCCCGCCTGGGTTCCGGTGACCCCGTTGTGATAGACCATGGCGCCCTGGTATCCCGTCGCGGGCCCCAAAGAGCCTGCCTCCCAGATATCGACCTCGAGATACTGTTTAAGGTAGGAGGGCTGCGCCGGATTGATCGCTTGACTCGGCGAGACGAGATTGAACTCCGTGGACTGAAGCCACACGGCGCCAAAACAGTCCGATGTCCAACTCGTGTAGTCGATGCCAAAATCCACATACCAGCCATTCGCATTGGCTAGATAGGGAAGAAATCCTGCTACAGGCGGGGGTCCCGTCCCAGAACCGGTGGCGTTCTGGGTTCCCATATTCGTCTCACCAAACCCGGTAGTGGTGTTGTAGGCAATCTGCAGTACGCCATTCACCATCGAGTAATTGGCGAAGTTCGAATACGAGGTTCCCGAAAAGCCAAAATAGCCGTTGAAGAAATCATTCGGCGTCGTTGACCCGTACGGCCCGGGATTGATATTGGAGAGATTCGGGTTGAGGACGAGCCACTGAAGCTGCGTATACCCCAACGCCAAGGCGCCTGCGGGTACCACATAGTTCACCGGCACCGTGAAGGTGGCAGTTGCGGTATTCGATGCCGAATCGATCACCTGCAGCATCAACGTATCGGAGAGCGGGATGTTGGGCGTTCCCGTTAAGTTCTGGCCGGCAATCGTGTAGGTGTTGATACCGCCCGATACATAGCTGAAAAAGTAAGGCGCCACGCCGCCTGCGACGTGCGAGGCCAAGCTTTGCGAATAGACGCCATACTGAGTGGCGGCTGGAAGTGTCGCCCCGGTAAAGACGAGTCCTGAGCTAATGGTGTAGGCGGCCGTCGCGACAGAGCTCGTCGTGTAGCCCGTCAAGACCGAGAGGGCCTTCAATGTTCCCGTCGCTGAGACTGTGACAGGTCCCGAATAGCTTTGAGTCGTTCCCGTGATGGGAAATGTCGGCGTTGTGCCATCGGTCGTGTAATAGATCGAGGCGCCCGAAGTCGATGAGGCAATCGTGACGATCTGTGCCGCCCCATAGCTTCCCGCGGTAGGGCTAAAGGTCGGGGCTTGGGCTTGAAAAGCATAACTCGCTGAGCCGATGAGACTCGGCAGATAGTTCGGCGCGACCGCTAAGGCATTTAAGGTTTGCGCCGCATTGATGCTGATCGGGCCCGAATAGAGTTGAGTGGAGCCGGCCGGTGGATAGCTCGGCAGTGTTCCATCGCTCGTGTAGTAAATACTCGCAGTAGCGACGGCATCTAAAATGGAAACTAGTTGCGCGCTTAAATACGTTCCGGGTGAGGGCGAGAACACCGGGGTATTGACCTGGAAGGTCGTATAGATCGGACGGCTTTCGAAGAGGAGGGGCACACACTTGATCCTTAGAACGGAATCTCTGCCCACATCAAACCAATCTTTCCCACCATCGATGTAGCGGTCGCTGCGGCTGATACCGCAATCCAACCGCCCGGCTGCACGATGAAAAGTCCATCCAAGGGACACCAGATGGCATCCGAGGGAGTGCCGGCCGTCGATACCGAATGGGTGGGGAAGAAGAAATTTCCCGCATTGGTCACCGTGCCGACACGATAGACATTGCAGGTCGGTGTATCGCTGCCGGAGAAGCCGACGATGTTGTTGCTCACCGTGTCGATCGCCGTGGTGGAGGTGGGTGCGGAGCTCTGCCCGGTATTGCCGGTCAACCCTATCACCCCACTCGCGCTAGGCGCCGTGGTCCATCCGCAGGAGACGCCCAAGATGACCGCCATGACCCGGGAGTTATTACCCGCCCCAGGCCCTGTGTTATTCCAGAGAAGCGGCCCCCCGGTCGCTGCGGCGGTCGAATAGATCACCGGAGCGGTGACTGAGGCAAAGGCCGTATAGATGCGGCCTTGGCGCGCGAGATCGTAAAAACTCGAGCTCGCGCCACCCCCAAATGACATGTTCGCCATTGATTACCAGTCGAACTGATTACCCGATGCAGGCGCCGTCCAGTTCGGTTGCACGCGGAACACCGTCACCAAGTAGGTTCCGGCCGGCGGCGTCAAAGAGCCCGCGGTCGGATTCACGAACTGAATCGCGAGCGTATCGGCCGCACTCACATAGGTCGCTCCCTGCGCAACTCCTGCCGTAGTCGAAGGAGGGGTCACGACCACCGCATCGGTGGTCAGAAGGCCAATGCCCGTCGCTGAAAAGGTCTGGACCGGGGCGGTAATGGTGCTGACCGAACTCGGGGTGATGGATATCGCGAAGGTCCCCACCTTCCAGACATTGCCCGTAGGCATCTGGACGGTATCCGGGAGAGAGACGCTATTCGGTCCCGGGTTTGAGCCATCGACGTTCGTGCTTGCGGGAAATGCCATGTGTGCTCCTTAACCCGAGATCCTGTACCCCAAAGAGCGGTACAGACTTGCAAAGCCATAGGCCACGTCCAAACGGGTCGGCTCGGCATCGTTGTTGATGGTGTACTGCGTCGCGATGCGGATCGAAATGCCCAAGTCCGGATCACTCGCCCGCGAGGCTTCGACCGCCGTTCGCGGGAGCGGCAGATCCACGAACGCGAGTGCATACGCATCGCGGTGGAAGTAGAGATTCTCCGTCGAGTTCGTCGCAAGCGAGGGAGATCCCGCCGCGGCATTCAAGGTCACCGTGTACGGGGATACGGGCGCCGCGGAGACGTTTTGGAACTGTCCGCCCGAAATCACGCATTCCCCGATGGTCACGGTCAGAAGCCCCGAGCCGTTCGCGGTGTAAAGTCCCGTGGTCGCATTGAAAGTGCCGTGACTCAAAGTCGCCGTGGCAAAGGCGGGGCCACCCGGGGCTGCCACTCCGGTCATCGGGGCATAACCCGCAGGCGGCAGCACCACGAAGTTCTTCAACAAGTTGCCATACCGGCCGCGGCTTTGCGGATTGACCGGATAGCACCCGGCAATAGTCACGGTATCGCCGACCTTGCAGGCGGCACTTGAATTGGTAAGGCCCGAAATCTCAAGCGTTCCGGTCTGCGCCCAGCCATTGGTCAGAAGCGCGGTCCCGCCGGCGGCGGAAGTACCGCCCGCGAGGACCGGAGTACCCAGCAAGCTTCCGACACTGTAGTTCGCGATGTTCGGATCTTCGAACCAGTCGGCGCCTGCGGTTTTCGCAGCCACCATACCGGTCTCGTAGATGTCCGAGATCTCGATTTGCGGATTAAAAAGGCCCTTCAAGGCGTCAGACATGGTGGCGTTCGCTAGGGGATGCAGAACGCACGAGGGCATTACACCTCTCGGCATGCCTTCAGAGACCAGATTCGCCCGGGCCGTAGAAAAGGGCAGATACGTCGTAGGCGAAGTCCCCGCGGACCCACCGCGGTTCGCGGTCTGCTGGAAGGCGAAGTAGGCGCCATCGGAGTCGATTCGGTTACCCACTGCCATACAGGCGGGGTGGATGAAGCGCTCCTCGAAATCGTCAATGTCCAACAGCATGTTGATGGTGTTGAACTGGATGTCGACGTGGTACTGATAGAGCACGGACACGGGAACGTAGTTCTCGGTCGAGGGCTCGACATTGAGGGCCGGCCCAAAGGTGCCCAAGTACCGGGGCGGCAACCGGACGTTACAGGTTGCGCCGATTTTCTTGCCTTTCTCGCCGAATTCTTTGTCGTACTGACGGTTGAATTTATCCGTCACCACGCACAAATTGCCAAGAACAGGCAGCGCACGATTCGTGATCATGCTGATCGTCAGAAGCTGGTTAGCCAAAGTCGTACACCCATGGCTCTAAGGGAGAGCCATACCGAAAGCTTGGTTTTCCCGCTTTCTAGTGCCGCTTACGGAGCGTTAAGTGTGCGTTGTGCTTCTTCGCCCATTGTCGGATGACTTGCGGAGTTTTCATCTCCGCCTCGTCTTTCTCAACTTGGGCTGCACTACCCGAACTCAACGGCTTGATAACCGGTGCTGTGATGCGGGGCTTACTCGGGGCTGATCCCGTTTCGGTACTCGGCTTAATGCCGTTAGTGCTCGGCTCTTCGCCGTTTTCGACTTTCGCTTTGGATGCGAATGGTTGAAGCTTACTCTTAATTTCTCCGATTTCAACTAGCTGCTCATCGGGCGCGAGTGTTTGCAAGTGCTCCAAGATCTCGGGATTCTTCGCGAGGTGATACCCGAGCTCTGCAAATAAAGGGCTTTTCTGCATGTAACCCGCAACCGCTTTCGGCACTTCCATATCGACACTTTCTGTCAATTCTTTGAAGTCGGGCACAATTTCAATCGCACGTTCAATGCGCGCTTTGGCTTGTGCAACCAATTCATTCTGCAATCGCTCCTGCTCGCGCTTCGCTTGCTCTTGCGCCTGGACCTTCAACTTCTGGTCTACCCGATAGTCGATCAAGGCATCGGCGTACGCTGCATCACTCTCGAAGTCCTTACGATCAGGAGCTTTTGCCTCAACGGGTGCAGGTTTGGCTTTCGCCCGTAAGTCATTAAGCTCGCGCTCCAAGTCCTCGGCGCGTTGTTCGGCTAACTGGCGCTCGTTGTATTGGGCGGTTGCGAATTCCTCAGCCTCCTTCTGTGCGCGGTGCTTCTTGCCGATGGTCGAGAGCATGGCCTTCGTATAATCGCGCTTCTGGCGGGGGGTTAGACCGTCCTCGCCCTCGATATCGTCGTCCGAGTCCACTCCTTGGTTAGCAGATTCAGCTCCTTTAACGCTAGTTTCTGCTGCTTTTTCGTCAGGCTTTGGCTTGTTATCTTCAACGACTTGAGTGCTTCGTTGATGATCGATTCCACCGTCTTTTCCATTGCGCGCTTCCTTCTTGGCCGCCTGGGCAGCATTGTCCTCAGCCACACCCTTCGGAACCGGAGTAATGCCGGTGGTGACCGCTTCGACCAAATCCGCTGAGTCCAATACCGTGATCATGCCGATTCCTTCTCTGATTTCTCAGCCTGTTCAATCAACTTATCTGCCTCGCGCTCGTGGTATTTCGCTTCCACATGCGTGTTCATCAAGGAAGCGCCGGCCTTGATTTCCTCAACCTTGAGGGCGGTATGGGCCTTAACGACCGTATCCAAGCGCTTGGTCTTATTCGATTCATCGACATCGTGCGCTTTGACGGTCTCTTGCAGATGCGTCTTGGTCAGACCCAACTTCAAGTCCTGGGTCACTTGCTGCAGCTGCTGTTTCAACGAGGCATTCTCATTCGAGAGCGCCTGCACGAGCGAGCGCGCACGAGATGAGAGGCCCGACATGATCTTCTTCAAGCCTTCCGGCGTATTCGCCATTAAGCGATCCGCCAACTCCTGCATATACGGATGGTCAATCGAGCGAAATACGAGGTCTGGGCCTGTTTTGGCGATAATCTCGGCCAATGCCTCAATCTGTAGGAGATTGATCAGGTTCTCCGCCCCCTCCTCGCGCTTGGTCTCATACCCTGGGCCCGTATCCATCACCACGTCATAACGGCCGACCGATAGATCGTTTTTGATCTTAGAAACACCCCCAGGATCTTGGGTCTGCTCGTTGATCTTGACCATTTCGGGGGTTCCATCCTCCCCAATCACCCGCTGCATGCGCTCTTCACTGAAGTAATGCGGTATCCACTCGAGCATCACGCGCCAGAGCTGCGCAATCATCAGCGTTAAGTGATCGTAGTATTGAAAGTGCGATTGATCGGATAAGCCCTGGCGCTTTTGGATCGCACGGCCAGATACGACTTGCCCCTGCTCATCCGCCCCGGGCTCATTCGGCATGCCGGCAACAGCTAAGAGATTCGTCCTCATCCCTTGAACGAACTCGGCAAAGCCTGCCTCGATCTGTGCGGGAGGCTGACGGGACGGGGGCGGTAGCGGTATCTCCCCCTGCCCCGTATTCACCGTCACGGGCTTATAGATCAGCGCAATCGTTGCGTCCTGATTGGTCGAAGTCCACTCAGGATGCCCGTCGATCTGCCCCTCAGCGGCAACCCAAGGGGATTGAGGGGCTAATCCTAAGCGCTTGATCTTGGCGGTTTCGCCATAATCGACCATGCGCTGGGGGTCTTGCATCGACTGCACCATCCCACGGCGCATGACCTTGCCATCCACATCCGCGACATTCCCGGTACAGCGAAAGACCGGAATGTAAGTGCCGGGTAGGATCTCCCGCTCAACCACCTTCGTCCCATTCAAGCGAAACCACTCGACCTGGCGGCGGGAGGAATCGCGCTCATCGATAATGGTATCGCCAATCAAGGCTAAGGCTTCGGGCGAGGGTAACTCTGATTTGAACCGAGTATATTCAGGTCCCTGCGCCCGCTTGATGCGATAGAGCTTCTCCGACTTCTCACGAATCCTGAAGTATTCCGCTAAGCGGATTTCCTCCTTGTCCTCCCACTCGGCCCGATCCTCATCCCGTCCCACATCGCTCCACTGCGCATTGTCGGCTTTGGGGTATAGCCGCTTGTACTCGGTGCGCTTCATCTTGATCGAGATCAAGCACCACATCTGATCCTGCCCCGCAGGCATGATGGCCGAGGGGTCCATGTACACCGTGAAGATGTTACGAATGGGGAGGATTCGTAAGTCCATGTCGAAGCTATCGGGGGAGACATACTCGGCAATCAGCCGGCAATAGCCCCACCCCGACGTTACCGAAGAATCCGCCGCCGTGTCATAGGCAACGGAGGCTTCCGAGCGATACTCGACATGACGGCCAATGCCGTTAATGACCTCGGCGGTCTCAATGTCCGCATCATCCCCCACCGGGTGGGCTTTACCCCTCGGGCGCTGCTGCTTGATGTTGTTGACCACTCGACGGACCAGGGCATCCGTTAAGTTGATGGTCAGTTGCGGGGTTTCAGCACTCGCGGTCGTGACATAGTCATCGTCCCAATGCCCCTCACCCTCGCGAAAGAGAATGGCGACCTTGGCCTTGGTACGATCACTCGACTCCGCATCGATACAGATCTGGAGGCGGTCGCGAGCTTCCTCGAAAATCTCTTTCTCGGTGATGGCATCGAAGTCAGGATCACGCTCTTTCATGCGGCGCCGTGCAATAGCCATCGCGGATTATCGTCGATCCAGATATCGGCATTGAAATGGCGCATTTTGGCCTGTCGAGAGGTATAGACAATGGGCAGATTAAGGCCAGTGATGAGCTCATCTGGATAGCGCATGGTTACGATGGTTACGCTGTGGCCGCGCTCAATAGCCTGCTGTGCGAAACGATCCCAAAACATCGGGTCTAGGGTGAACGTCCCGTCGTAGTCGAGCGCTATTTTCATCGATGCATCCAAGCGTTCCCGCCCGAGCGGCGGATCATCGGCTGAACGACTACCGGCTTCTCATCTGACTTACCCACAATCTCGGGGAATAGGTCAGAGATGGCCCAGACCATGGCGTCCGCACGATTTGGTGAGTGTTCCCCCATGAAGCCGTGGGTGGTGAAGGCACAAAGCTCGTCCTCGAGCTCCCTAAAGATGCCGGCTAGGCGTACCCGTCCACTTTCGAAGAGTGCTGAGACAGGCTCAGCTCGTACAACCTTGCCTCGACTTGCTGTGACAGCTCTAAATGGCGTACGAGGGCGTGCGCTGTGTATAACGCTTCGCACCATCGCCCCTCCGAAGTTAACCTCTGCAACAATGCGATCTGCCCGATGGCGGTCGAATGCAGTTGTTGCAACTCGTCCCCAAGTGCTAGGACCGGCCTTGCAGGTGAGATCTTCGAGGACATACGCATTCCCATCCATTCCTAGGCCACAGACCACAATCCCAATCTCATCGTTGTCCTGATTGTCCTCATCGTCTGCACCGGAAGGATCAACCGCGACCACAATCCGTAGCATGTCGGGCAACTCACCGTCGAGTAGCCGCCACTTGTCCATCGTCTCATCGGTGAACAAGGCATTGGGCGCCATGTCCCGAAACTCACCCTCTAAGAATCGCTTCTGTAACCGCGCTGAAAGCCCCTGGAGCGTCTTCAAGTAATCGGCTGGGAGGTTTGCGAGGTTGTCCCTCGGGTTCAATTGCATGCAGGCGTAATCGTCAGGAACGGGCAGGGATTGCTTGGACTCGGGATCGCGCTTCAACTTGAATAGCTGATACGTCCAGTGCCCCTTATCCGGAGGGTTCTCGTCGTAGAACACCTTCAACGGCAATGGAGCCTGTGGTAGCCCTGAGAGCTTGTAATCGACCTTCTGAGCTAACCGAGTGATTGCAACGTTCCTTGAGGAATACGGGATCTGGCTGCACTCGTTGAAGTAAATCGTCACGTACTCATTACCCAAGATCTTCTCAACCCGATCTTTGTCATCGAGGCCCCCGAACCAGACCTCTGATCCATTACTGAAGCGGGCGTACAAGTCTGATTTGTTGATCTCATACTCAATCCCCGGCCAGCAAATCCGCATGACCTTGGGGAAGGTATCCATGACGATGCTTGATTTGATATGCCCCAACCGAAAGCGAAGGATGCAATGACGGCTCTCGGGGGCGATCTGTGCTCTTGCACACACCTTTCGAACGATTGAAAAGGTCTTACCCGAGCGTGAGCCCCCAAAGAGCATGATGTGCTGGGCATGGCCGTTGAGAAGCTCATCGGCTTCAATCTGCTTTGGGGTGGGGAGGAATGTCACTGGGGAGCAAGGTGAAAGCGATGGGAGCGCCCTCATCGCCCTTGATCGTCGCATCGATGGAAGATAAGTCGGGCAACGTCTTCTTTAACAATATCTCTATAGCTTTCAATTGCGTGGACGTTAAATCGAGCTTACCAAGTGCATGATTCTGCAATCTCTTGGCGAGCATGCTGGTTCTGATTCGATCCCTCACCTTCTGGGGGGTCCAGGCGCCTCGCTGAGCCATCAGTTGAACCTGTCTCGAAGCTCGGCCGGCGCATACCAAAGCGAGACGAAGGCCTGGGCATCGAAGGTCGATTGGAAGTGAATACCGTTGCCCTTCTCGGGATCGTATTCCTCACCTAAGAGCGTCGCTCGACAGGAGCCATCGGTGAAGCGTTTGAGATCTAACAATTGGCCCGGGAGCCAGTGCGAGGGGTATTCAATGTGCATCGGGGCTCTCGATACCGCACACATCCGCTTCCCGACAGTGCAGGTGGATTCTGTCTCCCCACCAAAACTGCTCAAAGGCGTATCCACCCAACTGCATGCCGCCCAATTGCACGATATCCCCCACTTTCACATCGCAGGGGCGAAAGACGGTTCCTTCCCACATCTTGGTGCGCTTGTGCTTGTCGGGATAGTCGTATTGCTTGGGGTAAACACCCGGGCCTATGGCCTTGACGATCCCGCGTAAGGGCTTGGTCTTGGGCTCGAGGAAAATGTACTTCGAATACACCACATCCAAGGGCTCCACGATCATTTGATCGCGAAGCGGGCGGATTTTGGCGCTTTCGGGGATGAAGGTGAGGCTATCGGAGGCGAACTGCGCACCTCGATCAATCACGGAGGGGATGAGTTTAGGCGGCACGCGCTTGATCCCGATGAGGCGATGAGATGGCTATGCGCTTTCGAAGCATCTCAGCCTCGGCCATTAAGCCCTTCCGCGCATAGAGCTTGGAGGCCATATCCATCCGCATGCAGATGAAATGCGAGATCATCTCGTGAATCACATGGCGGGCTTGATAGGCTAGATCAGCGCCGAATAGATCGTGGGCGAGAACTTCCAACCCTGAGCGGTACTCATCGAAGTACGTTAAGCACTGCTCGTTCCCTAACTGGACTCGCTCACCGACTGGATGCACCAGAAGATTGCGGTAGAAGGGCTCAGGCGAGAAATGAATCGCACCTTGAGCCAAGATCGCGGGTAGATCTGCAAACGCCCAATAAGCCCTGGTACGAGGTTTTAAGGGGATTGGGGTTCGATAGATCACATGCTCAGGCCACAGGTGCGATTTAATGATCGAGTTGAACAAATCCCGGCCCCGATCCCGATCCAGTGTGAGCTCATCGCACCGGTAGGCATTCCAGAAGGGCTTATGGTCACACTCGTTATAGATCTCGCAGGGGGCGATAAAGGCGGCGACCTTGGGATAGGCTTCTAGATAGGCTATGGCCTTAATGGTGGGGCCGGGTAAAAGATAATCATCGTCCGCACAGTAAACCGCATACGTTCCACGTGAAGCTAAAAGCGCTGCGAGCTGATTCGGGAACGGACCAATGTCTGAGTCTTGGCGGAGGTAGCGGACGTTGTGATTTAACGCCACCGTTTGGGTGTCATCGGTTGAGGCATTGTCCGACACCACGATGTCAGAATCGGGAAAGTCAGCCTTCAGCCGCGTCAGGGTATAATCCAAGTACGGCGCGCGGTTTCGAGTGGGAATGCAAATCGAGAGCATTACTTCTTAGCCGCGCGCCGAGCCTCGGCAAATCCAGTCGCTAAACGCTTAGGGGGTTCTTTCCCCTTCGGCTTCATGAACTTTGACATGAGCGCGCTTAACGGCTCGCCTTTGGCTCGCGACATGTGCGGCGATTATTCACACCCGCATTAAGTGCACAAGGGAAATCCTCGAATTGTTATCGGAATAATATATAATGGACATGCTGGGTCCTTTGATTTAACGCAGAGACGATTAGAACGCCGCGAGGGGTCGTAGCCTCGCGGCGTTCGCCGTTTTGGGGGAAGTTCACCATCAGGCCGCTTATATGTCTGGATTTTTGGCCTGGCGCTTACGGGGTTTTGCGTAAGCCGTGACGCGGTTCTCTGCGATGTGACGGGCGATATAGTCCGAGATTTCCGACTCCACCCATGCGACTGCTGACAAGCCCAAACGGATTGGACGTGGTACTCGGCCAGCCGCCATTTCCTGATAGAGCCAAGAGATCGACCGACCACCGAGGCGCTCAAGAACTTGGGCGCGACTCAAAAGATTAGGATGCGAGGACATCTGGTCGGTACTTCTTCACAATTTGGCAGATGCGCGCCGCCGTTAAATGCATCCGCTGACCGATTTCCGGGTACTTAATGCCCTGCGCGACGAGATCTAAAATAATTCGGTCGCGCTCGCTCATGTGAAAATCCAGTGACAGAACTTAACGAGCGCCCAAATCCCAACGCTCCCGCAAAGCCCTATGATGCATATCCCGAGCATCATCCCCGCTCGGTCGATGGAATCCATGGGTAAGTATTCGCGTTTCATTTTCGGTAGCGCTCCCTGGTGATGATCTGAACCTTAAATCCGTAGAGTTCCTCAACCTGCTTAATCTTGTTGATCGATACGCGGGTGCGAGCTCCCTTACAGTCCTCCACCGTTACGCCCTGCAATCTGTTCCAGACCACGAGAAAATCCGCACGATAGATGACCCCACCAGGCAACCTAAACGGCACCTGGCAGGTAAACCACAAGACTTCGCCTATAGCTGCGAGATGCTTCAGTTCCTCGTACCGCTTGACCTCAAGCTTCGAATCGAACTTTCGCCCATCGACCTCCACTCGGATGTTTCGGTACTTGCGAACCGGTGCGTGCAGTTGCCTTTTCCATTCCGCAACGCTCAGAGTCTCAGTCACAGGGTTATGCTCCGGCGATAACATGGCTAATTTCGATATAAATTGACTGTAGGAAGCGACTGATTGACATAGATCGTTAGATGGCTAACGATTACCCTCCCGAGGGTTACACCGTTACCGTCACTGGCCCTCAAACAACCCGCTTGGGCCGGATAGCGCACCGAGCTCAAGCGGGGATCTCTCACTTAGCCTCTCCCTCAGTGCTTGAGATGGGCAAAACGTCGGGATTTCCAGTGTAGCGTCGGCCGAAAACGCAATCGGCTTGGGGCCCAAACTTCTCGCATGGGCAGTTTTCGCGAGCATCGTTCAGCGGGCAACTGATGATCTGCTCCGGTCTGTACCCGGCCGTTACCAGCACAGCTCGCGTAACGTTGCTCATCCCGCCTTCCTCACCCGCTCCAAATCCGCTATCTCTTCCTTCGTCGGAGGCGCCTTTAAGCTGATATTCCCCCGTCTATACGCCGCTGCAATCGCTGAGGCCCAGTTCTTGGCATCAGTTCCCGTCGTTAGATTCGTTCGTAACTGCAAGGCTTGACCGTCTTTCGGGCGAAACCACACCTCGAAGAAATCCCCCGCTCTCGTCCAATACTTGCCGATGAAGAACTGACCGCAGCACTTACACGCAATCGCGTTATCCGAGATGCGCTTGAAATCTAGGTGGTAGGGCTCTTTCGGGAAATAGGCCCGGATCTTGGCTTGAACCTCATCCAATGACGCGTTCACTTCGATTCGCCGTCTTTCTTAGGCTTTTTCCTCACGAACTTCTTGTTACCGCGGTTAATGGCTTGCTTCGTTCGTCGATCAGGTTTCCAAGACCAATCTGTGTTCACGCTTAAAACTCCCATAGCTAATCTTTGAGCGGGCATGGACCCCTGTGGGACCATCTGCTCTAACTTCGGCATCTCGCTATCGGCTCCACTGCAATCGAGTTCTGTCGCACTGCTGATCCATCATTCCTTAACCCCTCAGCCACGGGCCCTTGGTCCATATATGTGCGTGTTATCCCCCGAAGTACCGATCTCTCAGGGTCGCCCCGCTCAAAGGGCGCTCAATCACAGTTCCTGCATCAGATTTGCCGGACTGATGCCAACCGCGTTACACTTTTGTTTGCTAAGGGCCATGTAACCGGCCCAGGTGGTTCTCCAAACCAGAAAGCCCCAGGACACAACGCCTGGGGCTTTTTTCTTTCTACAAGCTGTACTGAGCAACCCTTTTGCTGCTCGACAACGACACCATCTGCGTCTTGATCTTCACGCCCTGGCGCTTCAAGTCGTGAACCCGAGCTCCTAGGCGTAGACATCCAAAGAGGTTCAGCGCGGATAACGGCGTCAAGGATCGGCCGCGGCGTAGGTAAGCGAGGATCTGATCCGTTTGATTCATGGACTACGCTCCAATGGGTAGAAGTCCGACAGAATTGGCATCGAAGTGCCGAGAAAATGCTTACTGGAGAAATGCAGCCCAACGGTTGGTGCGCTGCGAGAAAGGTCCGTCTCTCCCTGTGTAAAATCGGTGTTGCTAGACCCCGAATCCACACAGGAAGGACGGACCATGAACGAATTGGAAATCGATGCGCGCTTGACGATCATAGAATCGCTTCTCGCGGCAGTTCTTCAGCGGTTGATAGAGGCCGCCCTCTTGGAACCGACTCTCGTAAGTTCCTTATTACGCGAGCTACCCAACGTTCAGTCGGCTCAATGGGCTGGGATGCCTCACCAAGAGGCGGCAGCGGCTGCGAAAGCACGGAGCGATGCGCTACAGAGATTCCTGATACTGCTGCGATAGCCTGAAGCAATGAGCGGCGCTTCACGCGGCACCCAATCGGTTAATATGGCCCCACAACAAACAAAGGGGATTGCCATGGATAGCAAGATTCTTGCCCTCGCCTGCCTGCTTGCTGGGTGCGTTGGAACTAGCGATATCGTGCCGGCCGGCAAAGACAGTTATTTGATCGCGGGACATGCCGGCGGCAGCTTCAACGCGGGGAAAGGCCTTATCGAGGCTACCAAGCAGGCCAACGCGTATTGCGCGAAACAACAACGATTCATGGTCATCCGACGTACTCAGGAATCCGGCAATGCCGGCTTCGGCGGTCAATCCGATGAACTGATTTTCAGTTGCGTCACGGCCGACGATCCCGAATATACCCGGCCGAATCTTCGCAAAGATCCCACGACCATTGTCGAGGATGGCCGGCACTGAATATGTCGTAAGGGATTGATTAAGGTAAGCGAAAGCGCTTTTTTTTAAGCGATTGCTCATATTGTGCAACCCGGGTGAAATTCGCGCTTTGCGGCTCGATATGCCTCATGAGCGCTTTCCGCCGATTCGAAGATGCCTAGGTGCTTTAAGCGCCCATTGATTCGAATGGAGGCCCTGAATTTCCCACTTTTTTCGTGTAGGGAGCACCCAAGAAATCCAGTTCTGTTGGTAGCTTTGGCGCGCCATTGGTTTTGGATGTTCACTGCGCGCGACACATCACGCAAATTGCATAGGCGGTTGTTATGACGATCGCCATCGATGTGATCAATGTCTCCGCGCGGCCAATCGCCGTAAGCATGGAGCCATACCAACCGGTGGGCTGCGCGAAGTTTCCCTGCGATAAATATCCTGCGATATCCCTGCTGATCGATTGATCCAGCTATACGACCCGCTCGTCTCTTAAGCGGTCCAAGGGCGCGATAGGTCAGGTTGCCGGTGACGGCATCGTAATCGAGGGTCTCACGCAGGATTTTTGGGGTCAGATTATGTTCGACAAATGCAGTTATTTCTGCATGTTTTGTCGCATTGCACACTGTCATCGCAATGACCGTGGCACAGTCATGCCGCATCGCAAGGTGGGTAGATATCGGGACGCAATTCGGATCGAGTAACCGCGCCACCGGTAGCATTTTCGATAGCAAGGACATTCTCAGCGGCAATCCGGCGACGTTGGTTCAGCCACTGCCAGACCATCCCCTGTGAAACACCGATACGACGCGCAAATTCGGTCTGTGAAACATCAAATTCGCTCAGGTATTGGTCCAATAGCATAGGCATTGATACTAGCGCCGCTAGTCCAAAAACACAATAGCGCGCTAGTTGCGAGGGTCAAGGTGCCGCTTTACATATCCAGCATGCCGTTTAAACCATCTATCCTTGAGCCGTGGCAGGTCGAGGATCACCAACGCCTCAAGGCTCTCTATGACAAGAAATTTCCCAAAGGCGGTAAGGGAATGTCGCAAGCTGAATTTGGACAGCGATTCAGTATAGGAAATCAGGGCTCAGTCTGGCAGTATCTAAATGGCAAACGACCCTTAAATACAAGGGTCGCGGCGGCATTTGCCGAAGGACTTGGCGTGGCCATCGCAGATATCAGCCCAAAACTCGCGGCGCAGCTCGACGCGATGAACTCTAATCCGCGCCTTCGCGATCTACTCGAAGAGTGCGTAACCCTCGATGAAGAGCAGCTCAAAACTGTAAAACGCCTCGTCATCGCGCTTCGTAACGACAGCCCTCCCCGACCGACCAAGTAACGGCTTCGCTATTAATTTGACCGTCTGACTAGCCTAGCTATTGACAATCCATAATAGCGGCGCTAGTCTGCTCTCCATGGTCAGCACACATCGGGAGAGCGAGATGAGCCAGCGGATCGAGACTGTTACTTGCCCTCACCCCGAGGATGAGTCTGACGCCTACCTCCTTAACGGTATTTGGTATCAAGACATCGAGCCTGAGTTCTACGAATGCACACACCCGTCCTGTCATGCCGAGTGCGTGAGTCGAGAAGATTATTGCGCGTTCCATCTCGCCGAAGTTGAAGCGGATGAGATCGAGTACGAAAAGGATGTCGAGACGCGCGGGCCGCTCTTTGCGCTTTGCCATTTCCTAGATCGTGCGTTCCGATCATGAAAGCTCTCAAGATCACCTTGATTGTCATCGCCGTGTTGGTGGTGCTGTTTTTGATCGTGATTGCCGCGAGCGTATCGACATGAGCTGGCAGTTCTGCGCCATTGGCTTCTGTCTCGCCCTTGCCCTCTTGGGTCTCGTTCTATCGCTCAAGGGTAAGGATGAGGTGATACGACAGAAGCCGCAACCGGATTCGAGACGGGCCGTGTATTCCAATTTTACCAGGGATTTCAAATGAGCAGTGTTCTCGAAGAACAACTACGCGCGAGCGTTGCTGTAGCACAAGCCCGCAAAGAATGCTTTGCCGCCAACATCGCACTCGAACAAGCCATGGACCGCATCACCGATCTGCAGCACGAGAACGATCGGCTACGCACACAGCTCTTGGCAAAGGACTTGATGATTGATGTGCTGAAGGCATCGACACCAGCCCTGTTACGGCCGCAAATCTAATGTTTGACGAAGAGGACACCATTGGCGCGTGGTGGGCTCAGCAAGAGATGGATGAGCGCTTTATTCGTGAACAACTGGAGAAGTGTATGCCTAAGACGAGTGAGATGATTCAGAGCAAATTCCTTCGCAAAGAGGATTTGGACGACGATACCCGAGTGACCATCAAGGGCGTTCGATTGGAAGATATGGGCCAGCAAGGCGCACAAGAGCAGCGGTGGGTGATCTACTTCAAAGAGTTCCAGAAGGGAATGGTGTTGAACGTCACGACCATCCGCGTGCTCGAAGCGGCCTTTGGAGATGATTCCGATGGCTGGGTGGGTAAGCCCGTCATGCTCTATGTGGACCCGAACGTGAGCTTCCAGGGGCGCGTCGTGGGAGGGTTGAGGCTTCGCACACCCCGTAAAGCTCAGGCATCAGCACCTGCACCAAAGCCCGCGGACGATGAATTCGCGGACGATGTGCCGTTCTGACATGGCGAAGGTTTCCGACATGATCGGTGACTATGCACCCCCGGCTGGAGATTCCGGCCGGGGAGTGGATACCGATGTGGCGATCAACCTCGCATGTCAAATCCGAGCCGTCATGAATGCGGATCGCGATGAGTTTCTGATCGCCGCCGCCGCCTACTTGTTGAACAGCCAGTGCGATCAGGACGAATTGATTGCGGCGTGGGAACATTTGAATGCGGGCGAGCGGCGGGCGTGGAGAGAGTTTGTGAGGATGGGGCGATGCTGATCGATGATCGAAGGCTAGAAAAGGCCCTGACCCGCATCGCTCAGACCGATGAGCGGGTGGCCGAGCTCCATGCCGAGGTGGAACGTTCCGAATACCGCGCGAAGGCTGTCAAAGATGCCGTGTTCCTTCGAAGCGAAGGATCAGTAGCCGAGCGAAATGCGATTGCCGGGACCCATCCTGAGTATCAAGCGGCGATGGAAACCTATTTCACCGCCTTGAAAGATCACGAGGCAATGCGAAATGAGCGGGGCAAGGAGATGCTGATTTGCGATGTGTGGCGCTCGATGTCATCGGCGCGGACAAAGGGGCTGATCCAGTGAGTAAGTTGCGCGATGCCGCCCGGGGTCAAGAATGTTGCGTCAGAATTCCCGGCATCTGCAATTTCAACAAGGAAACGACGGTCCTCGCCCATTACCGGCTTTCTGGGACCTGCGGCACTGGAATGAAGCCGATTGATTTACTCGGCTCCTGGGCCTGCTCTGACTGCCACGATGCGATCGATGGACGCGGTAAGAGCTCATTCAGCCGGGAAGTTTTGGACCTCATGCATTTGGAGGGGATGTGCCGAACGATCCAGGCCCTTCACAAGCAGGGCAAACTGAAGTGACATCTGAGGGAAAAAACTGTGAGCATTCTTAGGGTCATCGCGGGGATGGTTCTGCTCCCGGTGCTGGTAATTGCAGTGACGATTGCCTACTGGCACGACTATTTCGTGATCATGCGGGGGCTTCGCAAGTGATGGTCGCAGTCCTGTTCGTTCGCAAAGACTCGATCTACAAGTCGATGCCAGGCGTCGATGCCTGGGATCAGCAACGAGACGCGCGTAACTGGCCCGGCGGCGAACCGATTGTCGCCCATCCACCTTGCGCCCAATGGTCGGCGCTCTCTCACTTTGCCAACGACATTCCCGAACAAAAAGCCCTGGCGCCACTTGCAGTCAAACTGGTGAGGCGCTGGGGAGGGGTTCTAGAGCATCCGGCCCATAGCAAGCTTTGGCGGCACGAGGGGCTACCAAAGCCCGGAGGAGGCTCAGATGGCCATGGTTGGACAATGCCCGTGGATCAACGCTGGTGGGGGCACCGAGCCCGTAAGCGGACGTTCCTGTACATCGTGGGATGCTCGCCAAAAGACATTCCGCCAATGCCGTTCGACATGAGCGAACCCGAAGTGACGGTGACGACCTCTCGCAAGAAAAACGGCATCCGGCGCGAGATGACTGACCACACGGAACGCGAGAAGACGCCGGCGAGTTTCGCTGCATGGCTCGTGGAGCTCGCTGGCAAATGCTCATCTCATGCAAAGAATTCGAATGCGGTGCCCCAAAAAGGACTCGATCAATGAAGCTGCACTACTCGCGTGTGGAACTCAACGCTTGGGGCGGCCACACGACCGGCTCGTGGTGTCGCCGCACGAATGCCCGCTGCACAGACGGCATGAATCTTACGAGTGATCCCAAAACGGTAACGTGTAAGTTCTGCCTGAAAATCATGGCGCCGCGCGGTAAATCGGTGCCTCCAAAGGGAGTCGATCATGAGTGACCAGGATACGCGGCTCCTTAGCCAATTGGGACAGGCGACCCTAAATCGTCCGCGCCCCACTGAATGCCAACAGCGCAGTTCCGGCCCCCACTCGTGGGCATGGGACGAAAGTTCAGAGGTATTCCGCTGCCTGTATTGCGGGCGCAGGGAGGCAAAAGAGACGCCAGTCGAGTGTGACGATCCGGAATCGGTGCCTCAAAAGGGACACCACTCGCGTTGCCACACGGTGCAGTACGGTTCCAACGAATCACACTGTGATTGCGGCGCAGTGCCTCAAAGAGGAGACGTAGAGTGAACATTCAAGCTTGGTTGAAACAGAAACTCGATGTATTCGAATTGAGGGTCAAGGCCAGTAAATCAAAGCTGGCTGCGTCGGTGGGTCACGATACTTATTGGTGCGCGGGCTATGCTCAAGGCTACATGGCGGCACAACGGGATGCGCGCCGCTCCGCCAGATCGGGTCCCCGAAGAGGACCAGTAAATGAGTGACGTTGTTGGGTATTACACGCCAGATCTGCGCGTGGGGACAGCCTTCGGAGAGAAGGTCGGCTCCGCATTCGTGGTGCTTGCATCGGACTATCAAAAGCTGGAAGCAGCTGCTAAAGCGGCATTGCATGAGATGTGCCACACAATCTCGCCGAGAAATTCGTTTACAGACGCGGTAGACCGGTTAGACGCTGCCCTCAATTCTCGTACTTCGAGTCCCCAAAGGGGCTACGTATGAGCAAGTGGCAGCCGATTGAGACCGCCCCGAAAGGGGGTACCGATATCGTACCGGTGCTGCTGGCGACATTCGGTAACGAAGAGCGATTCGACGGCATAGCTGTCGGTTACTTCGACCTTTATTACGCCGAAGGGGGTAGCGGGTACAAAGGCGGCAACGGTTGGGTAATTCTGGAGGGGGAGGAGTACCGGCTTCATTATGCTGGACCGACGCACTGGCAGCCGCTGCCCCGCCCGCTAGGTTCGACGCCCAAGAGGGGCGAGCATGAATAAGCGCCTCCAACATGTGGTTACCGCCCTCTCGCCCGAGAAGCCGCGGTTGCGGTGGAACTGGCGAAATCGCGGCTGGTGGCTCGTACTCGACAGACGCTCTTCTCACATCAAGGAAAAAGAACATGGGTAAATGCGCTCGATACGATGACACCTGCGATTGCCCCGCGTGCGAGGATGATCGAAACAAGCGCATTCTTGAGTGCGACTTTCGGAGCCTCCGCGATCCGACGCGCCAATGGACGGCAAGGTTCGACCTCGGCGATGTGGCAGCCAACTCGATGGCAGCGGTCAAGGAGGCATGGGATCACGCCGCGCAGATCACCGGCCAGCGTCTGTACTTCGCATCGCAAAACTCATGTGACGGAGGCGGCAAGTGAGCGAGGAAATCACCGTTGAGCAAATGGCGTCGCTGCCTCAGAACGTGGTCGATGGCTTGATTGCGCTGGAACGAGAGCGAAACGAATGGCGCGGTCTCTATGAGCATGGACTAGAGGATCGCAACGCTCTGCTGGCCCGCATCGTCACGATCGAGGAGCAGTTCGGACGCGCGAAGAACATCTTGCAGAACATTGCTGACGCTGACCCGGAATGGTCGGTGCCGGTCAAGAACTTCTTGGATCGTGTGACATCTGCGGAAACGAAAGCCGAGCATGTGCATCGGTGGACCAGCAAGAAACCAGACGCGTTCTGCGAGGACTGTCTTGCGGAACGCTATCCGACCGAAAATCCGCCGGATGCATAACTATGAAAACCAAAGGAGATGATCATGGAAAATGACACCGGCGCATCTAGGGAGATGCCGCGTTACAAGTGCCACAAAGAAGTCTGGGCGCTCAAGATCCAAGGCATCGAGCGGGAGCCGTACGGCAATGCCGGTGTGCGCTATACCCTCGTTCCGCTCGATATTCAATATGCGCCATTTGAGGTGAGCCAGGAGTTCATGGACAAGCATTCGCCAAGGGTTGGCGGCTATTACGTCGTCTACAAGGATGGCTACAAATCGTTCTCGCCCGCCGATGCGTTCGAGGACGGATATAGCCCCGTCTGATTCGAGCGACATAGGGAAACATGGATAAGCCCAAGCTGTTTAAGCTGACGAGCCGGGAGGCCGAAGTGATCCTGCGAGAGACCGGCTTGCCGATGCCGCGCAAAGCCCCAGACGGTAGCTACTGGCTCACCGAGGAAGAGTGGCTGCTGTGCGACTCACATTTTACTTCAGGGGCAGCCACATGAACTACGTGGTGCGCATCACCGGCCCCGGAATCGACCACCAAGTGATGGTGTCGAGCGCCGAGGACTTCGAGGCGCTGGAGTTGATCATTGCGAAGATGCGTAAGTACTTCGAAAATCCATCCAAAGCAGGTGACACATGATCGAAGTCGCGGACATCAAGCTCGACGTTCTCAAGCTGGCGATGGGCATCAAGTCACTGGAGGAGCCGGAACTCTATCGCCGCTTGGAAGACTTTTGGTGTGCAGCCTATAAGCGCGGCGCAGAGGATACGCGCGAGCAATTCGTCACAGGCTTAACTGCCAAATCCACAGAGAATCCATTGGGGAGGGACCCATGAGCTTGTACATGGTGCGTAGTAACGCACGTGGGGCCTTGATAGCGTTACCTGAGGGCCCCCTCTCCAATGGGTTTTCTGCCAAATCCGCCGCGGAGCCGACATGAGCGTACTGAACATCGACGCTTGGTCGGTCATAGCGATTCTGCTCATAGCAGATATTTCGGTGCATCTATGGTCTATCAAGGTATCCCGCGCGGCTCACAAAGCGCTTGAACTAACGCAGTCGGTCGTCGCGTCGATGCAATC